ATGTTCAACCCTGATAAATACCGTTCTGTTAAATGGCAGAAGGGCGGGCGCGTATACCCGCAGCTCGACTGTTTCGGCATTGTGAACGAGATACGCCGCGATCTGAATTTACCCGTCTGGCCCGATTTTGCCGGGGTAACCAAAGACGACGGTGGACTCGACCGGGAAGCGAGAAAGCTGATGCTTTCGCTGAAACGTTGTGAACCCTGTGAAGGTGCCGGAGTGGCCTGCTATTCGGGCTCAACAGTTTCCCATGTCGGGATCGTTGTGATGCTCGATAACCAGCTGCAGGTCGCGGAATGCAATCCAGGCTCGGGGGTTACGTTTCTGCCACTGTCGCGATTTATCCGTCGCTTTAACCGCGTGGAGTTCTGGCAATGACGATAAAGTTTTACCCGTCCCGGCTACCGGGTGAACCCCTTGAAACGCACGAGCATGGTGTGCTGACGCTGCATGAGTGGATGAGCAAAAATGTCCCGAGCTATTCACAGGATAAAACTCATCCTGTCGTGATCGAGCTGAACGGACAGGCAGTGCCCCCGGCGGAATGGCCGTTATGTTTGTTGCGGCCAGACAGCGACGTGCGGATATATCCCATTCCTTATGGCACGGGTCTTGAAATTGCCGCATGGGTTTCGGTGGCCGTATCCATTGCATCTACAGCCTATGCATTATTCTTTGCTCCTAAACCAGAGCTGGGCGGCTTTTCATCCAGTAACGCTTCATCGCTGGATCTGAATCCGGCTAAAGCCAACACAGCGAAGCTTGGCGATCCCGTTAGGGAGGCTTTCGGGCGAAACCGGATTTACCCGGATTACCTGGTGCAGCCGGTAACGCGATTCGACCCCGCTGATCCCACCAGAATGACGGTAGAAATGTTTGTCTGCCTTGGATATGGGCGTTTCTCCTATACCGGTGGAGATTTTCGGGTAGGAGAAACTCCGGCGCTGACCTTAGGCGATGGTTTTTCATATACCAGCTATGGGCCCGGCGATAATGTGGCCGGGGATCGGCGCAGTGAGATATGGTTCAACTCAACGGAAGTTGGGGGAACGTCGAGCGGCAGCGGCCTCGATATGGCACAGACTGCCCCTGAAGCCAGTGATATCGTTGCTGATGCCATGACCGTCAGCGGTGCCTCTGTCTCGTTTTCGGGCCTCGATGTCGATGATGATAATGATGAAGACGAGGATGAGAACAAACTTCCTCCTGGCTGGATCGCCGGTGCAATTGTCACCCTGAAAGCGCCAGTGAATTATCAGGTATCCATCGAGGGCGGTTTTAACGTGCTGACAGGCGACGTCGTGTCAGAGATTGCGCCATTCAGCGGAATGCCTGTCACCCTAACGTTTAATGGTACTGACTATGACCTGCAGATCGCCACGTATACCCCTCACCAGGACGCCGTTCCGGGAACAGGGGGAGCGACTGCGGTATTACGCGCCAGTGCGTCGCCGTCAACGTATGACTTTACGACAACCAGCCAGACCTTTGCTCTGACCTGGCAGGGTATCACCTATACCATATCTCTGGTCGCCAACTACGGCACAATGTCTGGCTTGCTCGCAGCGATTAATGGCGGGTTGAATGGTTCGGGGCTCATTGCTCAGGATGATGGCGGCGTGATACGTATCGTCGAGATCTCCAGCCCCTGGCGTGGCGGTTCCATTACGTCATCTTTCCTGCCTGCGTCAGTATTTGGTGACGGCCCGGTATTTACTGCTGGTGCAGCCTCCAGCGGCGGAAGCCCTGCGGTAACAGCCAGCGTCACGCTGGCATACGATTCTGGCACTGCCTTTTCAGGATTGCCGGAAGGCACCCAGCGGATTTCCCTGGCGCATCGTGGCAACGAATACCAGATAGCGTCTACTGATGGCCCCTCTGCGACCGTACAGCGTGTGGTTAACGGTGTCGTTGACAGCACCTGGTCAGGCTTTCTGACCCGTACCGTCGTGGATTTTTCCGCGTCTGGTATTAACGATAATGAAACCTGGCTCGGCCCCTTTCTGGCCTGCCCGCAAAATGAAGTTGTGGACGCCTTCGAGGTCAACTTTGCTTTCCCAAACGGAATTTGCGGGTTCCAGAACAACGGGAATAAGCGGGTCCGCCATGTCGAGTATGAAATCCAGTATCGCGTTTATGGTTCCGGATCAGGGTGGACGAGTAAGCCAGGGGTTTACGCGCTTAAAAACATTAATGGCCTCGGTTTTACGGAGCGTTTTGATCTGTCCTCTCCCGGGCTGGTGGAGGTTCGATGCCGCCGCCGTAACGAGCAGGGGAGCAACAACGCGAGAGACAGCATGTTCTGGCAGGCGCTCAGAGGTCGTTTGCTTTCCCGTCCGACCTCCTACGCTGGGATATCAACAATAGGGATCACGGTAGAAACCGGCGGCCAGCTGGCGGCGCAGTCAGACAAGCGTGTGAGTGTTGTCGCCACGCGAAACTATGATGGCGGTGGTGACAGGACAATCAGCGGTGCGTTCCTGCATCTTGCCCGCAGTCTGGGATATCGCGACGACCAGATCGACATTGCGGCGCTCAGTACGCTGGAGGAGACCTACTGGACGCCAAGGGGCGAATATTTTGATCACCAGGCAAGCAGTGACAGCACGTCAGCAAAGGATATTTTCGACAAAATTGCAGAGGCTGGCATGGGGTATTTTCTGCTGTCTGACGGGTTGCTTTCTGTCGGGAGAGAGGGCGTCAAAAGCTGGACAGGGATCATTACTCCTCAGGATACCGTCGAGGAAATGCAGACGTCATTCAGGGTCCCGTCGGAGGATGATTTTGATGGCGTGGATGTGAAATATATCAACCCTGTGACCTGGGCGGAGGAAACCGTACAGTGCCGGACGCCGGAAAATCCTTTTCCGCGCAAAACGGAGGCATACACCATTGATGTTGCCATGACTGCAGATCGCGCCTGGCGTATCGGGATGCGTCGGTTAATGAAATATCTCCACCAACGCCGAACGTATACGGCTACGACTTCGATGCTGGGATGGTGTCATGACTTCGGTGATCACATCATTTTGTCCGACGACATTCCAACCGGGAAAACCCAAAGTTGCCTGATTGACGCGATGATTTACGACTTCCAGGAAATCACGCTGCACGTCACGGAGCCACTGGACTGGAGCTATGCGAATCCTCGCTGCTGGATACAGTTTCAGGACGGTCGACCATCATCGCGAATGCTCACGCCGCAACGGGTAGATGATTTCACGCTGACGGTGCCGTACAACGACGACCTGCATCCCGGCGACTGGATTATGGACGACCCAGATATTGATCTGCCGAAGTTATTATTCTGCGACAGTGAAAAGGGTGCGCGGCATGGGATAGTCCAGGAGGTTGCCCCATCGGGTGACAGCAACTGTCAGATTACTGCACCTGAATATAAAGAAATTTTCTACCAGTACGACGACGCCACATACCCCGGCGACGTCGCGTAATACCCCATAACAACCCCTAATTAACTCTTTTCGCTCAAACCCTCGTTTGGGCGAAGCCTCTTTTTGGAGCAAAAAACATGGCCGAACTTAACCCGCCTTTGGGAACGACGACGCCTGAAATATTCCTGGATAACGTCAAGCGAGCCGACAAACTGGTTAACGGTCCGGCCGGAACGGTTAGCGACCGCGGTGGTGAACCCCTCGATACCTGGCGCCAGATGATGGCGAAAAACGATGAAGTCAGGCAGAACATCATTCCACTCGGTAAGCAGTACCAGACGCTGGCGGCGGCGCAGGCAGATATCGCGAATATCCCGGAGGGCTCCACAACCTTTGTACGCAGTATTGACGATGCCTTTCTGGCTATCGAATACAGGAATGTGGGCGGGACATTGACGGCAACAGGCAGAAAAATGGACGCAGGCGGCAATATCAGGCAGGCACCACTATCTGTCAACCTCGTCGAATTTACTGATACGCTGGGTTTTTCTCATTCGCGTATTCGTGCTGATGGCGGTTTCGAAACACCGATGTCGTTACTGGATGAAGATGAAATATCCTCCGGCAATCTCTCTCTTGTTCACGATCCGCATTTTGATGGTGGAAAGTTAATGCTGTCTGATGAGCTGGGGTTTTCCGTTCCGGCGACAGAAGACAGTGAAAACGGTAATGTCGATCCCGGTGAGGTCACGGTTGATTTGCCTCCGCAAACAGCTGCATATGCTCTGCTGTCAAAAATGCGGGCTGCGCTGGAAGATGTCTGCATCATCATTAATTCCGATTCCACCGGCATTACTCAGGATACCGATCCGGTTAACGGTGTATTCAAAAAATGGACCCGTAAGCTGGCGGAGTTCCTGGCCGGGAACTATCCAGCCTATACCGTTAATTATTATTCCTGGATTTCCAGTGCCTACAGCAGCCCGGAGACAATTCAGGTCGGCACTGCGGGGAAAACCCTGCATTTTTACAACGCAGCGGTCGCCGGTACGCAACCGCTTTATCTGATGGGACAGTATTTTGAGACCGCGTACGTGCCTCGGCAGGCCGACCTGATTATTTTCAACCACGGGCACAACACAGATAACAATGTGCCAGCCAGCACCCACATGGGGATGGATTTAGCCATTCTCTACACCATGCTGCAACGACACCCCAATGCCGGGGCGATAATAGTTTCGCAAAATCCGCTGAGGGACAGCGATAACGGGATTGTCCGGAGCAACGGTGCGCGTCAGGCTGCAATCACGGCAGGCTTCAGTCTGGTTGACGTATTCCAGTTGTTCCAGAACGCGGGCAAACCATCAGCCTGGTATATGGACAATATTCATCCGAATGCTACCGGTGACGCGAAAATTTTCGACCTGGTTAAAAATCTGTTCGTCTGGCCAGCCAGTCCTTCCCGGTTCATTCCCGGACTGGCAGCAGGAACCAGCTTACTCATGAATGGTGATTTCACCACCTGGTCAGAAGGACTGAATGCGCCTGACGGCTGGACGCTTACAGGATGTACGGCAGAGCGGGACTTCTCAAACGTGGAAAGTGGAGCGTATGGTTTACGCCTCACCCAGACCGATACTGTCGAAACTTACGCCGCCACGACATTACCTGCCGCCCTTGTGAAACGCCTGCGTGGAAAAACCGTTGTACTGGCGGCCAGGGTATTTGTTCCGTCGACATCAACCCGGGGTAACTGTGGAACAGTCCAGATACCTGAGATTTCAAACAACCGGCCCTATGGTACCCCGAGTGGGGGACGTGGTGGTTTTATCTGGAAAGCCACCGTTATTACCGTACCTACAACGGCAACGGCCCTCACGGTTCGGGCAGTACTGGATACAGCAGGCGGAGCTGCGGGTAACTGGTGCACCTTCGACCGGCTGACGCTTACTGCCGGGACTATCCCGCAGGATTTTTATTAACCGGAGAGTAAATATGGCAACCCGAATTATTAACAGAAATGCCAGCCTGTGGGCTTCACCTAAAGCGAAACTGTCCGTTCCTTTCGCTGGTCCCTGGGAGGGGTTCTTTTCATTTGGTATTGATGCAGCGACATCTGTTCGTAACCTGATTGAGGATAAGCCGGCGCTCTCCGTCATCGGCAGTCCGATATATGGTGGAAACTACATTGAGCTGACGGGTGCACAGGTGGCCTACCTGGCGACGTCAATCAAAAACTCCGAGGATATGACCCTTGTAGCCTCGGTAATGCCGATGAATGATGCCAGCTCTGCTGTCGTCTCTAACTATCAGTCGCAGCGCGCCGATGGTACCGGTCTGTGCATTGGTACTCAGTTGGGGTTTGATATCAACACACCCGCAGACGGAAACGTTCAGACCACGTTTAACCATGGTGTACTGGTAAACGGTATTTCGACTGGCGCGAGAGCAAATACTCCTGATGCGCCCATTAACACATGGAGTCTTATTAGCGGGAGGGTAAAAAATTCAGCTCGTACCAGAACGGTAAATAACCTGACGACGGGAACAACCGGTGTGAACAGCCCGGCACTGAACCCAGCGGATTTGGGAGATTTCCTGCGTATAGGATCGGCGTATAACAGCCAGTTTGGTGGGGTGGTGAGAGTTTGCGAGGTCGCAATCCTGAGCGGGTATCTGGCTGACGCCGATTTTGCATTACTGGTACAGCTGATGCGCGCCAGTGCGGCAAAAAAAGGGATTGTGGTATAGATCTAACAAAAAATCCCCGGCAAAGATCCGGGGATTTTTTAGCCCTTTATCACGTTGTCTTGTCACGTCCTCAAGGAAGCTATAGTGGTCTTATTTCACGTGGTAATTGAAACTGAATACAGTACAAGTCAGCTTATTACGCGATTGATAAAATCCCTTCATAGCTCTGAGTGACGAGATCTACCATATCCATTTTTTCGGCCTGAGAGAGTGTTCCGCCCGCCCACACCCCTGTCATTGCAATATCCACAGCGCCTAAAAAATCTGAAGTGATATAGGAGTAGCCAGCATAAATCGACTTATTCGGAACAGGGATTGCGCGGGCGGTAACAGCGACCTGTTCAGTCGATACCAGCTCACTGTTCGTCATTTTATGAAGCTGAAGCATCGAGTTATTCACATCGAGGAAAACCAGATGGAATTTACTGGTGTCCAGTGGAGTCGCGAGGGTGGCAGTTGCTGTTCCGCTTGAGCGCCCCACAATCCCCCTGATTTGAGGAATGGCCGGTTCAAAAACAAACGTATCCCCCTGCGGTTGTACGGCAGAGCCGAGATAGTTACCCATGCCCAGCGCTCTGGTAGTGCTTTTAGGCCGGAGTAACACCATCATGGTTTTAACCGGGTTATCCGTGACTTTCAGATCATAACCCCCCGCACCAACACCACCCGTAAACCAGTACGTGTTGATGACAGGTGCCCCCACTATGGTTGGCTCTTCCCCAAAAATAGCCCCAAAGTTCTGGCTGCCAAATGTGGCAATGCTCGCGATAGACGGTTGCGGATAACTCGATCCAATAATGCAGTCATCATCCCAGACAGCATCAACATTAATAGATAATCCCTGATTAGACATAATTACCTCACAACGTGATTTCAAACAAGACGCAATAGTTATCCATACGGATAACCTCGCTATTAAGGGTAAAACTGATAATGTCGCCCTGGCTGTCACGCAGACAGCCACGCGGCCCGGTCAGGCGGCCAGGTGACTGGCCGGTGGTGCCGCCGTGAAAGGCATACTGAAGAATGGCCCCGGCAGGGATATCCGCTGCCGTTGAGACAGTCACCGCGTCATAACGGATATTGAGGCTGGTCAGCGGGATAATCTCGCGTGTGTCAGGGTGCAGCAGCCGGAAACCATAATTACCCGGATCAGAAACAATGCTGGTATCAAAGCTCAGCCGGCCCACCGGATTCAGCCACACCGTAGCGGCGCGGCCCTGGCGTTGATGGCTAACCGGCATCAGAGGTTTTGCTGCTTTGCCGTCAATCAGCGCCCGCTTTTCCATCACTGAAATATACAGCCCCTGAATATAGGAGCTGCGGGCGGTGAGATGCGCGCCATCCGTGTAGTCGTGAATGTACATCGGGTTAGTGAGGTACACATTTTCGCGTGTCTGCGCCAGCTCCAGCAGCGCCATCGGAATGGTGGGATAGGCTGTGTTCGGCGTACGGTTTATCCAGCTGCTGAACTGATAAACAAAAATCGGCATATGGACTTCTTCGCCGCACACAGCCGAGGCGTGGGCATCGATCCGCTGTTGCATGGTGTCGAAAATAGCCTGATAGTCTGCTTTGGTGGTGCCTTTCGTCTGGTCTGCTTCGCCCTGCATCCAGTACATCGCCACAGGCCGGTAGGTTTTCCCGAGCTCCTGAGCACGGGCGTAACCATAACTGATATCATCGAAAACTCGCTGCATGTACTTTCCGGGATACGCCGCCAGCACATCAATGGGCTGACCGCCCTCCGCCGGAACAGAACCCAGAATGATCAGATCATCCGGGTTAAAGCCATAGTTCTCGGCAATCATCAGTTCATACCAGCCGCGAATGCTGGCCCCCATCGGGGTTTCCCATGCCTGGCCGTTATCGGTGTTTTTATACGTCTCGACGTAGGGAACCAGCTGAGCATGGTTTTCTGCCGAAGTGCCGGAGCCATCCTGCGCCCGTACCCCACCGATAAAACGCAATGCGGTATACAGCGCGGCTATCGTAATCAGCGCCTGAGTATTTACGCCCGCAGCGAGCGATTGTCCGAATCCGATTTTATGGGCAATATCCGGCAGGCGTGAGTAAATGGACTGATTAAAATAGCGCAGGAATTCCGGGGAAATAATCGCTTTGACTTCCAGAGTTTCGGCTTTCAGCGATTTTACCTCTCCATGATTCGCTTCAATTTTCCCCGCAGCAAATGCCCCGTTTTTTTTGATACCCACAGCCGGACGATTTAACGTATCACGCCACGCCATAACGAAATCGCGGAATGTCGCAGTAGAAATGCTGGCGTTGGCTGGTAACCCTAAGATACTGGCAATCGTAAGATTGTTGATCTCAGCCTTCCCTGATTTCAGTACCCCTTTTTTATTAATGGCAAAACAAAGCCGTTTAAGGGTGTCATAAACTGAAACAGCGTTACCGTCAGCCACTACAGATAAAGCGGAATTCCCGATATTCAGACGTGACGACGAGATAATCGACGAAATAAATTCATCCGCTGAGAGCTTTTTTAATTCTGCTTTATTCGCCTTAATCCACCCGGCAAGCAACCGGCCCGCCTCATCCAGCCCTACCGAATAATTTTTCCGTTCATCCATAAAGGCAAGAGACATACCCGCTGGCGCATTCTGGCTGAACGTTGCTCTGATCAAATCAGTCATGATATTGACCAGCTCCTGAGATGGCATTTTCCGCCCGGTAGGTTGCAGCGTCCCGCCATTATTCATGTACTCATCAGCCAGCGCCCAGACGTCCTGGCTGCGAACATAGGTCGTGGAGCCAACGGGGATATTCGCGATATCTGCCTGCGCTGCCGCCTCATTCATATACTGCTTGCTGAGTGGGATCAGGTTCTGCCTGACCTCATCATTTTTCGCCATCATCTGGCGCCAGGTATCGAGCGGTTCACCGCCGCGATCGTTAATCGTTCCGGCCGGACCGTTCACCAGTTCGTCAGCGCGCTTGACGTTATCCAGGAATATTTCAGGCGTCGTCGTTCCCAAAGGCGGGTTAAGTTCGGCCATGTTTTTTGCTCCAAAAAGAGGCTTCGCCCAAACGAGGGTTTGAGCGAAAGAGTAGAGGTTTTTACAATCAGCTATTTCAAGGAGTTAGATAGTGCTGATTGGCTATGCGAGGGTATCAACCGGGGATCAAAACCTCGATTTACAGAAAAACGCGCTGATCCGCGCAGAATGTGAGCTGGTTTTTGAGGATATGGCCAGCGGGAAAAATGCCAGACGGCCGGGGTTAAAGCGAGCGCTGCGACGGCTCCGCCCGGGTGATGTGCTGGTGGTCTGGAAACTGGACAGGCTCGGGAGAAGCGTACGCGATCTGATTACGCTCGTGTCGGAGCTACAGGCGCGCGGGGTGAATTTCCGCAGCCTGACCGACAGCATCGATACCAGTACGCCTGCAGGGCGCTTTTTTTTCCACGTTATGAGCGCCCTGGCGGAAATGGAAAGAGAGCTGATCGTCGAACGTACCCGAGCCGGTTTAGCCGCTGCGAGGGAGCAGGGGAGAGTCGGCGGCCGCCGCCGGTTAATGACCACTGAGGTTGTGGAGCGATGCCGCAGGATGTTGAGTACGGGCGCAACCCGGCAACAGGTAGCCGATGTGATAGGAGTGGGAGTGAAGACGATTTATAAATATTTTCCAGCCGGTTAAGTTTGCTCACCTGCGAACCGTATGCAAGAGATCGCAGGTGAGCAATTTGCTATGAAGGCATTGCCATAGCTGAAAAATTTTAACCTCGTATTGTTCGCAAAACCATCAAACAGCTAAGGCCTGAAAACACTTTAAGACTTACCTTACTCGTTACATCAATGTGTTACGGCAATGACATAAATTGATAGCCAGAACCTATATTGATCTGTCGCCCTGTTAAAATTACTGTATATAAAAACAGTATTAATCTGAGCGAGTCAATTATGCAGTTTTACACGCCCGTTGAGTTACGTGAGATCATGCTGATCCCGTTGTACAGTGACCTTGTGCAATGTGGTTTTCCAAGCCCTGCACAGGATTACGTTGAGCAACGTATCGATCTGAACGAGTTACTCGTTAACCACCCCAGTGCGACGTATTTTGTCAAAGCCGCCGGCGACAGCATGAAGGATGCTGGCATAGGGGAAGGTGATCTTCTTGTTGTGGATAGCTCAAGGACAGCAGTTCATGGCGATATCGTTATCGCTGCAGTGGATGGGGAATTCACCGTTAAGAAGCTGCAGCTGCATCCGCGGGTTCAGCTTAACCCAATGAACCCTGCATATTCGCCGATAGTCGTCGGTAGCGAGGATACTCTCGATGTGTTCGGGGTCGTAACTTACATCATCAAATCGGCTGGCTGAAATGTTTGCACTTTGCGATGTGAACTCATTTTACGCATCGTGCGAGACCGTATTTCGTCCTGACCTGAAGGGGCGGCCGGTGGTCGTCCTGTCAAACAACGACGGCTGCGTGATCGCCCGTTCGCAAGAGGCGAAACCCTTCGTCAAAATGGGTGAGCCTTATTTCAAGCAAAAGGACATGTTTCGCCGGCACGGTATTATCGCGTTTAGCAGCAACTATGAGCTTTATGCCGATATGTCCAACCGAGTGATGACAACGCTGGAGGAACTATCTCCACGCTGCGAAATTTACAGTATTGATGAGGCATTTTGCGATCTGACTGGTGTTCGTAACTGTCGCGATCTTACCGATTTTGGCAGGGAAATTCGCGAGACAGTTCTGCGCAGGACGCACCTAACGGTCGGCGTCGGCATAGCCCAGACTAAAACCCTGGCAAAGCTGGCCAATCACGCGGCGAAACAGTGGCAGTGGCAGACCGGAGGAGTGGTGGAGCTGTCTAATCTGGAAAGACAGAGGAAGTTGATGGCTTTGCTTCCGGTGGATGAGGTCTGGGGAGTCGGGCGCCGCATCAGTAAAAAACTGGAGGCTATGGGCATTAAAACAGTGCTTCAACTGGCTGATACCGATATCCGTTTTATCCGGAAGCATTTTAATGTGGTTCTGGAGCGAACCGTGCGGGAGTTGCGCGGCGAGCCATGCCTCGGGCTGGAGGAGTTCGCGCCGGTAAAGCAGGAAATCGTGTGCAGCCGTTCGTTCGGCGGCCGTATCACGGAATACCATGAGATGAGGCAGGCGATATGCAGCTACGCATCACGTGCAGCGGAGAAACTCCGTGGCGAGCATCAGTATTGTCGGTTCATCTCAGCGTTCGTTAAAACCAGCCCCTTTGCGCTTAACGAGCCATACTACGGAAACAGCGCATCAGTAAAGCTGCTAACTCCAACCCAGGACAGTCGGGACATAATCACCGCGGCGACGAAATGCCTCGATGTAATCTGGCGAGACGGACATCGCTACCAAAAAGCAGGGGTGATGCTTGGGGATTTCTACAGTAATGGCGTAGCGCAGCTCAACCTGTTTGATGACAACGCACCACGGAAGAACAGTGAAAAGCTCATGGAAGTACTCGACCATCTCAATGCGAAAGACGGAAGAGGAACTCTGTATTTTGCAGGGCAGGGGATCCAGACTGCCTGGCAGATGAAACGAGAAATGCTATCCCCGCGCTATACTACGAGGTTCTGTGACCTGCTCAAAGTTAGATGATTCGGCCATTAACGGTAGTGGTTATGCTGTTACTACAGTCCACTTAGAGCGAGGAGCGGAAATATCCTCTTATGTTGGTGTTGCGGTAAATGAATCAACACGGATCAGAACGGCTCAAAACGTGGTCGCTTGTCGCGTTCATTCGGATGGTACTTGGTATAGCCCCTTTGTTGATTTAAAGTCAATACTTAATAAGGTAAGATGGAATGTATTGTATTCTTGATGATTGATCAACGCTTAAGCGCTGCCCACGTTAGGCTTCCAAAATGACAGATTTGCTTCTCATCGGAGGGGACATGAAAAAAGATTCTAAACGCGGTTCCGCATTGATAAGTGCTATCAAATCAGAATCAGTCGTCGATCTCAGCAAGGAGTACGCTGAGTACGGACTGGATATGTTGATTGACTCAGATGTTCTAAAAGATATTCCTTTTATTAATACTGCCGTTGGGGTATTTAGTGCAGTAGGTTCTGCAAGAGACTATATCTTCACCGAAAAAATCATTCGCTTCTTGACTACATTTTCTGATCTTTCAAAATCTGAGCGAGTAGCTATGGTCGATAAGTTGAATGAGGACGATAAATTTAGCGGGAAGGCTGGCGCAAGAATAATCGAAATAATAGACCGCATTGAAAGTGAAGATAAGCCAGAGTTGGCAGCAAAGTTTTTTAAGGCATTCGCCAGTGAGGAGATTAATTTTTCTGAGTTTCGTCGTGTTCTTGTCGCATTAGAACGTATTCCTGCGTTTGACATTCCTGCATTGGCTGCGTTTTCGATGTGTGATGTTTCTGAATCCGTAACAATGGAACAATCTCTTCTGCTTGCATTTGTTAATGCGGGACTTGGACAAAATAATGGCGGCCTCGATGGTGGTGCAATACTACCAACAGAACTTTGTGAAACATTCGTAAGAGCCGGGAAATTAAAATCAGACTAATTACTTACCTAACCACTATAAAAAATATAGATAAGAAAGCATTTGTGTTTTTACTAGACGAGGGATCTCATAGTCATGAGATGGAAGTGCTTTTTGAACGAGGTGTAAAGTTGAATCTTGTTAGTAGTTCAACGGTGAATGTGCACTTTAAAACTTGCAAATCGACAAGTGCATCGGATATTGACTGTAAATTTAACGCCGCTAATGTTCTTCAAATTGAAATGATATAGTGACTCTATTGTCGTTAGTATGGATTGTGTTAGCTCCTAGGTTTGAACGTCTACTCTTGGCACAGAGCAGACAAGCTACCTGAGTTGAAGGTCCGCTATGAGCTGTGATTAACAACGGGGAGCAGGTCAACTTTCATTTATAATCGTTAACATTACTTCTGTCTGGCTTTATTACCTCGAATACATATAGGGGTAAAAAACTTCCCCCTTCCTCAAAATCAAAATTATTGGTTGCAAATCCTTGCAGTTATGAAGTATAAATTATTAATTTAGTTCACTAATTGGGGTGTCTGATGGAACTACTACAGGAATACGGGGCTATACTTAAAGTTGTAATAATGCCTACCACTGGAAAACAAACTATAATCCAGGGTTTCGATACTGGTATTCTCAGCTCGGAGATATCAGATATTCTTTTTTTATTAGCCAAAACACCAAAAGAAATCAGAGATATTTTCATCAAAAATAATGATAATCCTCAGCCCTCGCTAAACGGGCAAAATCCTATTATTTTGATATCCAAAGAAAATATTGACAACATACCAAATCTCTATCAAACACCATTCTGTATAATTTTTTGTGTTCAAGATGATTTCTCATATATTTGTACTCTCAAAAAGCGTTTTGATATCCCTCCGATTATATGTTGCAATGCTAAACACGCAGACTTACAACCGAAAGAAATCAATAGTATATACTCTTTTGATAAAATCCTCTTTTCTCGCTTTAAATTCATTGAAAACAAAATAAGAAAAATTAGTGGCGAGAAGAAAATATCCACAAATTTAAAGCGAAGAGGATCTTTTTTTTATAAATCAACTTGGAAATCGACACTTAACAACTCAACGCTTCCCATTGAATTATTAATTGAATCACTTGGCTATATGTTATCTTCACCTAAAAGAATTAAAGATGGTAGTAGCAAAAGAGAATTTATAGGAACAATACTTCAAAGTATTGAAGCATACAATGAATGCTTAAAGCAATTAGACATACCACTACCAACGGAGGTTATACTTTTTGCGCCGGGCATGCACTCTTTTTTATATGATAAAAACAATCAATTTTATGATTTAATAACGCAAGATTTATCCTTAGTTGAGAAAAAACTTCTTATCGATGGAGTGTTACGAAACCCTGGCTATTCCGGGATCAGACTTAATGTAGACTCGGATAGAAAAGAACTTTTCAAAAGCCCTGCTTTCCGTTACTTCACTTCGCTGAGACGTTCTGAAATGCGGTTAACAACGGCTGCAATTGCTTTACTTAGTATGAATAAGAAAACCCCAGCGATAAGGATGCCAAACGCTATAAATCATTACTCAAATTATTTGAAAAAACTTGAAGATCTTGCAATTTCATCAGGGATAAATAGTGAACAATTCATTACCAAATCTAAAGCATTCAATACTGTCATTAAAAGAGCCCTTGGTTTCAAGTTGAGAACATATATAACCAAAAACTATAACGATTTATCCTTTGTTTGTGATGTACCATTGGACTGGATAAGGTTTAACAATATACCTATTATGTTTAGTCATGAGATATCAAGAATAAATGCCACACCTGGCAACGTTCTTCTACAGAACACCTCAGATTTCCCACGAGCTTTAGTTAAAGCATCTGAGCTAAAGAAGATTTTAATTATACGTTCTTTTGAACCAGATGATCACTTAAAGTTCATATTAGAGAATGCTATTGAAATATTCAAGAAACAGATGCCAGATCTTGACTGTGAGATTATTGATGTTAGAACGAGAATTGAACTTATAGATGCTCTAAATCAATATCAAGGTTACATTCTTGTTATAGACTGCCATGGAAATCATGATGGCAATAAAGGTAATGGATGGTTAATAATAGGTGAGGATAAAGTAGACACTTGGAATTTGAAGAAAGTTGCAAGGATTCCTCCTATCGTAATTCTTAGTGCGTGTTTAACATCTGCTCTAAGTGGTTCTCATGCCTCTGTTGCTAATGGTTTCGTTATAAGTGGTGCATTAAGTGTCATCGGAACATTACTGCCAGTAAATGCGGTAGACTCCGCTGTTTTTGTCAGTCGACTGATCTATCGGTTTTACGAGTTTCCTTCCACATTATCCAAAAATTTCACGCATGTTAATGTAAGGCTATTTCTTTCTGTTTTTCTTAGAATGTCCTATGCGACCGATTTATTAAGAGGGTTTGAGCGTGAAGGGTTGATACCGAAAAACTCATGGGAAGAAGACGCCATTGATATTAACATATATATAAACATGCTTCATCATGATTGGTTCGATTATGTAATAAATAAATTGATAAAATTAACAGGACTCACGCTCAAAGATGTAATTAGTTTTATTGATATGAAATTATTCATAACCGAGACCATGTGCTATAGCCAAATTGGTTTTCCAGATGCAATCACAATAAGTCTCAATGATTAACAATTGTATGTAGTTAAGCTAAAATCGCGAGCTTCCGTTTCTGGCACGAAGCGGACAGAAAGCAAAGTTATAAGATCCGCTGTGAGCGAAAAGCGGAAAAGCTCTATTGTAAGGCTGGTAAAAGGAACTAACAATGTAATTACCAGCCTGACGGCTATCACCATGCTAGTATCACTATATATCCCAGATCTCGCCCTTATAAAGATGCTCGCTAATTCTTGGGGGATTTTTCTTGACGCTAGGATGATTCGCCAAAATGAGTCTTAATGTCCTGATAGCATCATAGGCTTTTATAATAATATCCCTTTGTTGTTTGAAAAATTCCTGATTGAAGTTATTATTATTGATGGCATGCGCTGGTTTTTGTCGAAGTTGCCTTACCTTTCTAAATGTATCCAACATATCTTTAACTGGCGTAGGATCTGTTGGCCGGAAATATTTATTAACCCATGTATCAAGTATTTGTATAGTGCCTTTAGGTCTTACGACTATTTTCCCATCTTCGCGCTCTTTCTCAATTTCAAGCTCCACATCCCCTTCGAAGAACTTCTTATTAATGTTATCGGACATCATTTTATCTAATAAAAGCATGAAATTATTAAACTCAGAAAGAGTTGGTCGCAAAAGAAACCCGAACTCTTTAGGCATATCATCGCTGTAATCTTTTCTAAAAAGCTCGGGCTTCCCTATTAACACACTCATTTTATTAATTATTTTAAGTTCTTCCGTAAATGCACTAAAAATTGAAATTTTAGTTCCCCATGATCCAAGTATGTTTGAAGCATAGTAATCGGGATGCAACTTTATATCTCCTTTTACTTCTTTCGCCGCCCAAACTTTTTGGTGCTCAGGACTAAGGTCACTTAGGTATCTCAAGAAAACAGCGACATATCTATTTAAACTGTCATCATAAGCAAATCCAAATGTTTTAAGTAATATCTGATCGTGTTCCGGAACATTGCCTGATTCATAATACTCATCAGTAATGGATATTTGGCCATGAATAAAATCCGTAAAGTATAAATAACGGGGGTCATTTCGGTAGTATTCCAAAACAGATAGATCAAAAGTTCTATAGTCTAATTGTCCTGCGCCACTTGCTAGTTCCATTCCATACGGTGAATGACTATAAGCGGAAAGCTTTCCAGAGTTGGCTAGCATATTTTCATGGGGATATAAGCATGTATGACCTGGATATTCTGAGCTATCGAAACTCTCAAGTATTTTCTCCTTAGGAATTTTTGAAAATGCTTTGATATGGGGATTTCCTTCAGAGCAAGCGGTCAAAATATCATCTTCGATTCCTTTTCTAACCAAAGCTTTGAAATCTTCGCTATTGATATCGAAAATACCCTCTAACTTATAAATAGGCAACCCATTAAAATCGCCGGATGAAAAATATCTTTCCTCGACTATGTCATATATTTCTTTAATCATCTAAGAACCCCAATATATAGTTGTTTACAATTTATTTAAACAGTCACCAATTTACGTTAAATGATTATATATTTATTACATTCGCAACTATTTATACTGTAACAGTATCAGTTAAGTGACTCGCTATAGTCTATGAGTTTGAAATTCTGCACTCTCATAAGCATACTATATATCTTTATACCCCTAGTGATTGTACTAGGCAACTGATCGTGTCCTACTAGATTTGATTTTTTATGGTAAAAGGTAGAACTTACTTCTAGCGTGGGGTTGTTCCCTATTTATTAACTACAACGTCCGTATCTGACACATTCCGGACGTCATCAAAGCTACAGGCTTTTGATAGCCTCAATCAATTCAGGCCCCTGATTTTTCACATTGCCTACCGCTCGCGATACCGGGTGCCAGGTGAAATGGTCGGCGGATACTACTCCGTCGACTGCTATCTCTTCGGCTTCCTTTCCGCCTATATCCTGGCGCATCCATTCGCGTGCTGCTTCCGGCGTCAGAACCAGCGGCCGGCGGTCGTGAATATCGACCAACCCCTGATCGGCCGCAGCGGTAAATATCAAAAACCCTTCGGCTTCGTCACCGCGCTCAAAAGGCACGCTGCCGATCGCTGCCATGAATATTGGCAGACGATCAGCACGATGAATGAAATAGGGCTGCTTCTTGTCTCCTTCTCGCTTCCATTCAAACCATCCATCGGCAAAGCAGATCGCTCGACCGTGCTGCCACAGGGGTTTAAACATCCTGCTGTTGGCTGCGGTCTCAGCCCTGGCATTAATCAAGGGCGGTTTATCCCACCACCCTGGCGCGTAACCCCAGTGAACCGGGTCGAGGTGCAACTGCCCGTCACGTTCGCTCAGGAGCAAAACTTTAGTCCCTGGCGCCACGTTGTACCGGCCGATTGGTTCTGGATCATAGGGGATGTCACACTCAGCTTCTTCGGCAAGGTAAGCCAGATATTCTTCGCGTGTCTGTGATTGAGCAAATCGTCCGCACAT